GATGTCTGCAAGAGCCACCCCTTCCATTATATTTTCTACAAGGTCTTCATGTTTAACTACATTATATTTACCACTATGAACACCTAATACCTCATGTGTATCTGTTCTCACAACGGCTTTGTGCTTTTCCATATCAATATGATATCTAGTAGCTTCATTTTCCATTGCCATTAAAGGTAATACTTTTACTGGGAATCTATAGTCTTCTTGTATTATAGTTGAACCGTCCATTGTCTTATTTCCTTTCTAATACAAAGTCTTCAGCCATGTTTTCAGCTAAGTCCTGTGTATAATATGTTACTCTATTTACTATTGAATTGTCAGTATAACACTCTACGGAGTATACTATTTGTCTTTTTATAGTGGCATAGCTATTTTTATCGTCTGAATAGTATATACTATCAGGGTTATCATTCAACGACATCGCCATCCTCCATTTCTTCTATTGCTTCAGCAGTATTACGTTCCTCTTCTAAAGAATCGAATAAAATATCTAGCGATTTTATATAAGGTACATTGTCTAATACTTCTGTTTCTCCATCACTCCAATTAACTCTTATCTCATAGCTGTTTATTGTTAATGGCTCTTTCATGTTCGTGTTCCTTTCTGTTTACACTTATATTTTAGAGGCATAAAGTTAGGCATGTAATCTTTTAAGTCATATGCCATCTCGTTTACTCGCTTGATACACTCTTCGTGTGTAGCATACGGACCTTCTATATCCGCTATGGTATGACATATATTTGAGTTACCGATCATACACGCTAACATAAATGCTTCAAACATCTCCTTCTCCTAGTAATAGTTGACAATAGCCTCAAGGCAATCATCTAAACTATGATGTATTTCTGTAGCATAGAACTCTAAGAATGGGTGTTTAATATCTTCTTTGTCTGTCCACACTATTATTATCTTGTTCTTTGTGTGTGCATGTGCTATCTCTGCCATGCTACCCCAGCGTTTTCCAGGCTGGTCATACCTCATATCACATAGTAGTACAGTGCTATTAGCTATGTCCTGTAGATCCATCTTGACTACTCTATTCACAGCATTTCTATCTTGAAATCCACTGTGAAATGAGAAACGTCTTGTTGGGTCTAATGTCTCTATATCATTAAGATCTAACTCAGCTTTAGCTATCTTTCTCCATCGAGTCATATCTTCTTTATCGTAGCCTTCCATGCCACCACATAAGTATACATAATCTTTCTTCATTCTTGTTCCTTTCTTTCTTTCATTTGCTTAATAATTTTTATTAGCAAATCATCAAAGTCATCAGTTGAATATTGATCTAGTAATTCTTCAATCATATCATTATCACTCCCATCTCTTGACACCGTCAAGTTCAACTGTATAACCTTTAAGTGTCTTATTATAGTCTTTCTTTATCTCATCTTCAATTATACTTTCAGCTGCAGTTGCAAGTGCATATACGTCTATGTATAGTCTTTTACCATATTCTTCTGGCTCTTCCTCGAAGTTTACGAACTGCCATACGTCTATTTCAGTTGACATTGTATTTCCTTTCTACCACTCGTAGTGGTCGTTGCCTTCATCGTCACTTATTCTAATATAAGATGCGTTCCTACCATCTATCTCTTGATCACATTGTACTTCCATGTCAGGGTATTTCTCTGGGTTTGTGAATCTTATTATGTAACAACCCCACCGACCATTCACTTCTTCTATCTCAGCACCTCTTGGCATCTCAAACTCACCATAGTCATAGGCAGTTAGGTCACCAGTTAATCTCATTGTTATTGTAGAGTCTTTCCCATTCTCTTTTGTTTCAGTCATAGTTAAACCTTTCTTGATCTAGTATAAATCTTTTTATCTTTGTCTCTAGTTTTATTAAGAACCAACCATACACATGTTCATGTAGCTTGAGTCCATCTGTCATAGTCTCTATCTGCATCTTCTCTATTGCCAGTCCTAACTCATTCATCATTGGCTGGAGGAGTTGTCTTAATTCCATCTATAGTTCCTTTCATTCTCTTGTGTAGCTCTGGTTTAACAGTCATCATATCATCTTCATGCACAGTCATGTTACCGTTCTCTAACTCTGTGAAACAAGTATCACTGAATGCCATGAAGATCATGAGATAGTCAAACTCATCTAACTCTATATCAAAGCCACCTAATGATTTCCAATAGCTGACTATACACTTTTCTATTTGAACTTGAGGGTCAAGTGTTACCTCAACCCTCTTTTCCTTTGGTCTAAAGTCTATGACATCTCCCATTAGAAGTCTGCCTGAGCTTCAGCTCCTTCTGCACCCTCGATAACATCGAAGTCCACTTCAGAGCTCGGTGTGTATTCTTTTAGGTCTGTGACTCTTACTGCTGAAAGCATAGACGACACTCCTTTTCTTCCAGCGACATCATATGGGTACTGAAATAGTTTCAGATCACCGATACTACCATTACCAATATTACTAGATGGCATAGGTTGATTGTCACGACCAAGAACAACAGGTGGTTGGTTAGACTCTCCCTTACGATTAAGTTCTTTACGCTTGATGTTGGCTTTCCAATGACCTTCATCATCTTTCTTAGCATTAATGAAGTAATCTTTTGCCCAGCTCTTAGCAACATTCTCATCATCAGTTCTTATTTGAACCTCCCATACTTTCTCACCAGTTTTAAATGGATCTACAGGTGCATCTAACTTTGCCCAATGTAGTTCAACGTCTTTTACTATTACAGTTCTCTTTTCTTGTATCATTTACTTCTCCTCATTGTGTTTAATTAAGTAGTTCAAGTACCATTGAGCCTTCTTTAGCTCTTGTGTCTTGTCGTCTTTCTTTCCGTATCGCATCAGGTATTTGTAGACCTGACCCATCAGGTGTGCCTCGACACCCTCGAAGTCCTTTAACATGTGTACCATCATATCCATGTACTCATAGTTAGGGAGGATCTCTTTGTAGTGTGGAGGGCTTATCTTATCTACCTTAGTGACGGTAGCATACTCACTTTGTGGTTTCTTTTTCATGTAGTTCCTTTCATTAACTCTTGGGCTACTTCCCAACTGCTATGGTCACAAGCAAAGCTACCTAGTTCCTCAAAGGTTTCTTTGCTTATCTGTTTATGGAATCCATATCTAACCCAGACTTCTCCGCCATTAAATGAATACCAGTTCTCATCTTCCTCTTCAGCAAGACCTTCTTCCTCGCTATCATACCAGAACTGTGCTAACTCATCACAATATTTCTCCGCTTTCTGATAAGCGACTTCTTCAGGTGTGTTAAAGAAATCTTTCTCAGGTTCTCTCAAGGCGAACCTAATAAGAGTATCAAAGCTATACTCACCAGACTTCTCGCACATGTTTGCTATGTAATATCTAATCATGCTTAAACATTCCTTTCTCTAGTATAGCTTCTAGTTCTTTTTGTAGCCAATGAGGATCTGTCCTGTTAATCGCTTCCTCTGATGTAGTTGGTTGGGTTATTTCCTTCGATGTACTTTGATGTTGTTCTTCCATCTTGTAGTCCTTTCATTTCTTTCATGAGTACTATCTGTAAGTCTGTCAGGTCACCTACAAGAGAGACATAGACTTCTACATCTCTCCTGTGAGTGAGGTGATCTAACACGACTTGAATAGCTTCCTCGACACCTTGGTGTTCATAGAACCTCTTCTCGTTGTTCATCCAGCGATCCTCTTAATTCTATCTCTGTGCTCTTTGTAGTGCTTATTATGTGGTCTGTACTCGATGAGATCGTTAGTCATTCCATCGCTATTAATGACGAGTAATGAGACCTTCTTCTTCCTCTGGTTGTAAGTCCACACTGCACTCTCGGTGCTATAGATGTTTGTATTTAATATTTTCCTCATTGTGTTAGTCCTTTCTATTGTGTTAATGTCTTAGTCATTATGGCTTGGTCTTCTTCGCTTAGGTAGACTCTATCCCCAACTTCCTCGACAGGATAGATGTCTATACAAGCCTTGACGTCTTCTATCAAGACTCCATTCTCAAACTCTGTAGGAAAGCTAGGTGTATCTACTAGGCTCTCTACATGGTCTTGATCTGCCTTATCGTCTCCTTGTGAGGCTATGGTGTACTCAAGGACTCTTGTATAAGTGACAGTCCAGTCTTGTTCTACCTTGTAGGTACGCCTTCGACTATTCTCTACTGATTCTGTCCCATCAGAGTCTGGTCGTGGAGGTAATATACCTTCATTTCGTAGCTCTACTAGTATCTCGTAGGGCATATCACTCATAAGATATCCTACTCGTTCGTTATCGTCTCCATCTAGAGCCTTGATTACTTCGTTCTTATAGAATGCATACATGCCTGGAGTTCTCTTTCTCATGTTTGTTCCTTTCTATTTACTAAAGGGACACCTTTAGTATCCCTTTAGTATATGGTTAGCTATCCCCCTTTAAGGGTGTGTTTTAAGTAAACGTTAGAGTTATATACAGTGACGTTCCCCACATTCCGAAGATTATCACCCAATATCCTATCCATTCCTTCCATGCTTTCACATAGTCTAGTCGTTCTTTCCTTATCTTATCAGTCATATCGGTAGCACCACCAAAGCTAGTAGTGTTAATCCTAATGACCATCCCATTCCTTTCTCTAACGTCTTCATCTTATCTCCTATACTGTTGTTATGACAGAGAACCCCCTACGGATTCTCCTATAAGGGTGTTATATTGACTGTATCTCATAGTTCTCTGCATCGTAGATACGGTAGTCATCGTCAGTCAACTCTTCATACCACTCAGCCTCAACGTAGAGTACTATTTTAGGTGTTAGTTCAGCATCAAAACCTACACCATCAACGCCTAATACAGAGTGTACTTTGAGGTGTAACGGTACAGTCATACGGTGTCCATCGAGGCTTACCTCAGTTTCATACGAGCGTACTATGTTAGAAGCATCTGTACGGACTTCTTTTATGTAGGCTAATAGGTCACTGATAGGTGCACCCCAGAGCTCTTGTATGACTGCATTATCAAATGTCACTAGACGTATATTTTCTGTGTCACATAATTCTTCAGTGTTATTCCACATGCTTCCGTCTAATTGACCATAAAGTTGATCGTCTTTTATGTGCCATTCAGCTTGATTGAAAGGGTCTAGACAAAATTCTACTTCTCTTTCAGCTTCTTGATGTGCAGTTCTCGTGTATAATATTCTCATAGCATATCCTTTTCAGCTAGTTGTTTAATGTTCTCTTGCTCAGACCATGAAGTCTTTCCAAAGTGAGCTTTGAGTATACGTTTGAGTTCATCGAGCATTTCTCTTTGGTGTGTGAAAGAGTAGAGATTGACGTCAACTTCTAGCTCATTTTTCCATGCCCACAGTAGTTGCTCAAGGTGGTAGTTAACTCCTTCGTGCTCTATATGAATGGTATTTTTAAGTGTCATAAGTTATCCTTTCGCCCAGATGTATATGAGAGTTACAATAAAGGTTAGCCAAAGCAAACCCATACCTGCTAATAAACCGTCCATTCGTTCTCCTTTCTTTATCCATTCGTAGGTTAAGTAGATAGCTCCAAATATCCAAAATAGTCCTGATATGACTGCAAAGGCTTCTATCATTGGCTTCCTCGTATGCTAGTTATTATCCAAGCAATCACGACTATAAAGAATATTACTGGTACTATAAATTCCATTGTTGCTCCTTTACAATGATATTCACAGGTTAATTCCTATGAATATAGAAGTAAAGGTAGGAAGGATACTACGAATAGTATCCCTCCTGTTAGATTAGAAGTCAGCTGAAACTGGCTCTTGGTTAGCTACAGGCTCAAGCACATCAAAGTCAACGGTGGACTCTGGTACATATTTAATTAAGTCAGTTACCTGTACTGCTATAAGCACAGACTTTCTTCCTGTACGACCTGATACTTCCCAATCGTAGGAGTACACGATCACATTACCACTCGAACCATTACCAATAAGATCTTTGATTGGGTTCTTATCCGTATCAACGACTCTTACAGGTGTTTTCTGCTTCTTCGAGTTCATAGCCTTTCTTGTTAAGTTGATGGCGAAGTTACCATCTTCTACTTCTCTCACTTTGCCATACACAGACATCTCTTCAATCCTTTCTTTAGGAAATCTTATCTGCATATCATAGATCTCTGTACCAAACGGTGATACAGGCTTATCTAATTTAGCATAGTAAAAGTTAACGTTTCTGATTACTGTTGATGTATTAGCCATGTGTTAGTTCCTTTCATAGAACGTAATTGAGATTGCCTCATCGGATCGTGGTCTCTCACACCACAATGACACTCCGTAGAGTGTTTCGGCTTCATCACTAGCCCCCTTGGAGGACACCCACAAGAGAAACGGCTCTCGTAAGTGTCCTGTCAGGGCTATATTGTAGTACCTTCAACGTTTGTGTCACCATTCTCATAGAAAGCGGCTACACGAATACGAGAAAGCAGGTAAGCTCGCTCATCAAACTCCATATCCCAGTCAGGACACGACCCAATGTTCCCACCCATAACGTCGAGTAGACCACAATGTATTATCATAGTGTTCATGTACCCACTTGTCATAGTGTGCTCCTGAGTTCCACAAAGAAACATGTGAGCTAACATGTTAGTCATTAGCTCGTCCATCCATTTGTCTTTGTCTTCCTTTTCATCAGGAAGGTCTAAGAACAGAGATAGTCGCTTATCATAGTCAGGACCAGTATTATTCTTGTCGTACCAGTCGTGGATAAGCTTTAGTCTTCTTTCGGTTTCAGCATAGCTGAGGTTCTTGTAATATGGATTTTCCATACTCTTCTCCTGTGGTTGGTTGGTTGTTAGTCTAAGAACTGTACAGTTCCATCTTTAAGTACTATATATTTTCTCATAGCCAGATCTTCCTTTCTTCTGCGGTTTGTTCACCCAGTAGATTATCTTCTAGGTGTTCTTTAAATGCCTTCTTGTCTTCTACAAGCTCTCTTTCTTGTAACTCGACACTACAATGATGCATAACTATCTCTAAGTCTTTAGAGTTAATCTTAGCAAACACATCAAGTCTTTGTTGAGGTGTTAAGTTCTTTATATCGCCTATAGCGATCCAGCTATTATCTTGCATTAGCTATTCCTTTCCAATGTTAATGTCAATTAGGTCTTCTCTCTTAATCATCGAGAGATAACCAGCGTAGTAGCCTCTGTACTTCTCTTCAACTTCAGAGACGTACAAGCCATGAGTAACTGCATCATCGCACCACTCATTCATTTGATCTACTTCAATCATAGCGATTCCTTTCAAACGGTTTGTCATCATCAGTGCACAAGTAACCAGCTTGCACAGACACCTCAACAAAGAGGTGTTTCGACAGACTGCTAAACACAGCAGCCTTCGATCCCACACCCATCTCCCTCAACGTAAGTATCAGGAGAGGAGTGACCGTAGTACTCCCATTCAGGCTGACCCAGCTCTGTCACATGAGCAGGATCAAGGCTGGTCGCAGCACAGAACCAACGAGACTCAGACCAACCCTGACGGACACCAAGGTGAACAGGAACGCCAAAGTCACGAGACTCACGCAACAACTCAGTCAAGGAAGAGATGTCGGCAGGCTTAGCACCACGAGTACGACAGACCAGAGGAACAGCCGAGCCCTTGACCCACAACAGGATAGAGCGAGACGAAGCTTCCCAACCGAGGCGAGACACCACCACGGAAGCAGAAGACCAAGACACGACAGACAAAGGCGAAAGAGAAAAAGAAGGCATAAGCAACTCCACAAAAAAGACGGCGAAACCGCACCGACACGGACAGGGCAAAACGCCCAAAGAGGGGGTCAGGAAACCACAAAGGGATACCCAACACCCTCACATCTTTTTTATTTATAAACAAAGACTAAACACCACCTTATAGGACATTACTAGCCAATCGAGGGGGACATCGAATGGATAACAAAAGAAAGCTAGAATTAGCAAAAGAATTATTTAAACGGAAAAAGAAAGAAGAGTACAAAAACGACTTTGAACTATTCGCCAAAGAGCAAATACGGATTATAACTAAAAACGCAAGTCAAGGCTTTGTACCATTCACCTTCAACGCAGCTCAAGTATCTATTAATAAAAAACTAGAAGCTCAGCGAAAAAAGACAGGGAAAGTAAGAGCTATTGTTTTAAAGGCGAGACAACAAGGAATCAGCACATACTGTGCAGCAAGAGTGTTCTGGAAAACATTCTTCACACCCCACACTAGATCTGTCGTGATGGCACATGACTCAGCGACTTCAGATGCCCTATTCAATATGAGTAGGAACATCATCGATAACATGGAAGATAGACCAACCCTACAGAAGAGTAATGCTAAGGAGATATTATTTGAACATAACAAGAGTGGTTACAGACTATATACGGCAGGAGCTAAGGAGGCAGGCAGAGGAACTACTCCGACCATCGCACACCTATCCGAGGTCGCCTTCTGGCAGTTTGATGAACAAATTCTTGCTGGATTATTCCAAGGGATTAGCCAAGAGAACGAAACAGAAGTCATACTAGAGAGCACTGCCAACGGTGCTAGTGGTGAATTCTTCAGGCTCTATCAAGGGGCTATGAACGGTGACAACGAATACGTACCCATTTTCTTACCTTGGTATATCACTCCAGAGTATAGAAGGAAAGCTCCCCCAGAAATGGAATTAACTGAGGAAGAAGAGGAACTCGTCGAAAACTATTCACTCGATAATGATCAGTTATACTGGAGAAGGTTAAAAATAGGTGAGAGTGGAGAGAAAAAGTTTATACAAGAGTACCCAGCAAGTGCTGAAGAAGCTTTTCTAGTGACAGGTAACAGTGTTTTTGATCAAGAACTAGTACAGATGTATGAAGTTAAAGCACCAAACTACATAAGAGAGTTTGACTATGAGACTAGTTACTTCGAAGACAATAAAAGCGGTCACCTAGACATGTGGACTGCCCCTTCTTTTGAAGATAGATTCATAATAGGTGCAGATGTCGCACTTGGGGTGGGTCAAGACTATTCTACCGCAGTAGTACTTAATAAAGAGAGGGAAGTTTGTGCATTATTCAGAGATAATTACGTTGACCCTAGTGTTTTCGGTGATATATTGTTCTACTTGGGCAGATATTTTAACAACGCCCTACTAGCAGTAGAGAGTAATAGTCTAGGAATCGCTACTTTAAATAGATTAAAGCAGATGAACTATGTAAATCTCTATTATCAGACTAAAGCTGCTTCACTCCTTAACGATGAGGGTGCTAAACCTGGCTTTAGGACTACGATAAGTACAAAACCAATGATTATAGGTAACTTAAAACGAGCGATTGAAGAGCACGACATAGGATTACATTCAGATGTAATACTCTCGGAGCTGCGTACGTACGTTTCTGCCGAGAATGGGAGCACGAACGCCCTTGCAGGGAACTACGATGACACTGTGATGGCTCTTGCCATAGCATTCGAGGCATATAGAACACATCAACACAGATTAACTACCGATACTGTATCATGGAAGGATAGAGTCGGAGAGATACAGGAGGATAGCACAACATGGCTATAAAACCTAGTGAAAAATCCCTATCTAACCTAGAAAAGATAGAATCGTCAGAGATGGCTAATGAATATCGGTTAAGAGGACTAGAGACTCGTAGAAAAAACAAAGAACAAAGAGAACTTGCTAAGCACACTATCATGGCTATGAAGAGTATGGGTGATGATGCACCAGATGCTATACAGGCACTAAACTATGTGCTAGTCAAGGCTATGGAAGACGATGATTCAGAGCAGATAGTGAAGGTAGCTAGCATACTTGCTGAATATCAAGTACCAAAGCTCTCTCGTCAAGACGTTACACAAACAAACATAGATGCAGGCGATCTAAGTGATGAAGAATTACAGAATGAGCTAGATAAGCTCGGATCTGTACACTAGTTACATCCAGAAAGCGTCATTCGTGCAAAGGAAACGCTAGCAGGTGTAAGGATTCTACCATTGTCCTCACTTTGTCTGGGCTGCAAAGGGTAGGCAAAGCCCATTATTATGGAGTATACTATGGAATTAGATATAAAAGGAAGTAAAAAAATAGCTAAGAAATTAGAAGGTAAAAAGAAAAAACCTTTTAATGAAAATAAAATATATGGTCCAGGTAAAAAACCTGAATCAAGAGCAAGTAAACAAGAAACTTATACTCTTCAAGAAAAAAGAGGTAGTGGTAAAACTGGAAAAGATGCTAAAAAGAGAGCTTCTAAAGGCAATAGAAAATCAGCTAAAGGCATTATAAAAAGTATAATAAAGTCAACTTTAAAATCTTCTAAGTATTACTCTAGTGGCGGTAAAATTTTTACAGGTAGATAACGGAGAACGCTATGGCAATGTCATTAGAGGAAGCTAAACTACTAACAAATAAAAAGTTAGCTGAGAAAAGAAAAGGTTATCTTTCTGAGAATGCCTATAGACAATCTCCTGAGTTTAAAGAAATGGCTAAAAATAGACTTAAGAATATTGGGTCAGCTGCTTTAGATTTCACTCCCTATGCAACTTATACAGATGGTAAATCTGCTATTGAAAATTTTAAAAAGGGAGAATATTTAGATGCAGCTATAGATACTGGATTTGCAGGTCTAGGACTATTAGGCTTAGCTCCGCTTGCTAAAGGAACAAAAACACTTAATCAGGCTAATAAGTATAGAAAATTTAAAAATGAAGCTGCAAGAAGAGGTGGACCACTCTCTCCACATTATATGGAAATGATGACTGGAAATCCTAATGCAGATAGATTAATGAATCAGAATATAGCTAATATGAGAAGTTCTGTAACAGATTTAGACTACCCCCATACTAAAGGAATTAGTGACTTAGATCAAGCTCTAATGGACAGTGATCCAAGGTTTAAAGATGCTAGATTTGCGTTTACAGGTCAGAATGAAGGTGTAGCCTATGATATAGCAGATCTTGTTCCTCCTAAAAATTATAAGGGTTCACATTTATTCTTAGGTAAAGAACCACCAGTAGGTTCTGATTATGCTTTAAAAGCTAATCTATTTAAAAAGAGAACTAATTTAAATGAACCACCTAAAATAGAATCTAGAGGTAAACTTATTGCTATACCGTTTAGTAAAGATGCTCCTTTAGATGACTTATTTGAAACTACTAGAATTACTGGTAATAGAAAAACTATAAAAGATTCATCAGGTAATGAAATAGGAAGTGAGGCTAATCCAAGAATAAATAACAGAGAACAAATGACTATACCGATGGATAGACTAGCAGAGCTTAAACAGTATGTAATAGGAGGAAAAGGTTTAGTATTACCTCCAGGGGCTGGAAAAGACAATCAAACTATGGCTACTATAAAAAGATTAATGAAAGAAGGAAAATATAACGCAATAGAGTAAGGAGAGTAAAATGAACACACCATGCGTAGGTCTTTGTCGATTAGACGAAAAAGGAGTCTGCCTTGGTTGTTTTAGAACTATGAAAGAGATAAGAGAAGCCTATGAAAAAATTACAGAAAGGAAGTCGGTATGAAGAATACGATGAGGATGGCGATGGTATTGTGAGTGATAAAGAATTATCTCATGTTAAAGAAATAAAAGCAACTGAAGATGAGTTAAGAAAACATCTGGCTCAACTACGAATGGCTAGATACACTCTTATAGGTATGGGAATATTCACAGTGGTGATGTTCTTTGTTCCTATAGATAGGGTAAATGCCCTCTCAGACATCAGTAACTTATTCTATATAAGTGGTGCTGGTATTGTCGGTGCATACATGGGCACAACTGCGTGGATGAATAAAAAGAGGTGATCATGGCAGAGAAAAAGAAAGTTAAAGGAACTATGAAAGGACAGACGATAAAGAGCGGTAATAAAAGACCGACTAAGTCTGGTGCTGGAATGTCTAAGGCTGGAGTCGCTAAGTACAGGAGAGATAATCCTGGAAGTAAGCTAAAGACTGCCGTGACAGGAACAGTGAAGAAAGGGAGTGCTGCCGCAAAGAGACGTAAGTCTTATTGTGCAAGAAGTGCTGGGCAAATGAAAGACTTTCCTAAAGCAGCTAAAGACCCTAATAGCCGATTAAGACAGGCAAGGAAAAGGTGGAAATGCACATAGAATGGTGGGAAGCTTGGTTAGTAATAGCCATAACCATAAACACGACTATCAACGTATTAGTATTCTTTGGTGGTCGTAAAATAAAAAGGAGCAGGAGTCTCAAATGAAAACATCAGCAACAAGATACATTCAAAATGTGACTAAGAGTAGTCCAACTAATAATAAGAATAAAAGAAAAGCAGAGTTATCTAAGCCTGGAAAGTATGATCAAAAGGTCATGGAGAACAGTAAGGCTATATACACTGGAAGAGGTACGTTATGAACTACGGTGGATATAAAGAAGCGGTTGATGACGAACAACTCATTAATCAAATAGACTCTGGTATTCAGGCGAGTAGTGGTGACTGGCTTAATAGTTCAGACCTATCTCGTGAGAGATTAAAAAGCACATACGAATACGCTGGTGTTCCTCTAGATCACCTAGCACCTCAAGGTGTGAGTACAATAGTAGATACAAGTACTACAGAGGTGATTGAAGCATACACAGCAGTCCTATCAGACTTATTTCTCAGTAATGGGAAGATAGCTCGGTTTGTCCCCTATGATGACACTCCTGGAGCTTTTAAGGCTGCAAAGGATGCGAGTAACATAGTAAACTACTGCATATTTAAAAAGAATAAAGGATGGGAGATCCTTCAGACTTGGATGAAAGCCTCTCTTCTTTGGAAGAACGCAATTATACGTTGGGATTATGTTGAAGATTACGATTATGTCATCGAAGAGTTTGATGAAATCGATGAAGCTAAGTTAGATGAAATCCTCGCAGATGAAAATATCGAAATCGTCAATGAGCTAACGCTCAATCCAACTTCTGAAACGATATCGTATATAGACGTTCGATTAAGAAAGAAGATCGATAAGAGCAGAATCAAGTTAGAATGTATCCCACCTGAATCATTCAGAATATCAAACGAAGCTAAAGAAATAGAGGAAGCTAATTACGTAGGTATTCAGTCAGAAATGACAAGATCAGAAGTGAGACAGTATTACCCTGAATGGGGTGAGAGTATCACTGAAGAAGAATGGGCAGAATTAGATACAGGTGACGATTGGCTAGGTAGTGGAAACTATAGCGAAGACGTTGCTGCAAGAAAAGAAATAACAGGACAAAGATATTGGCAAGGTTATGAAGGTAAATCAGGTTACCCACTAGAAGCTAATCAGCTAGTCACATTGACAGAGTCATGGATGCGTGTTGATAGAGACGGTGATGGTATAGCAGAACTAAAACACTTTATAACAGTAGGAAATCACATCTTATTTGAAGAAGACTGTGAGAGAATACCCTTGGCGAGTATTGTTCCAATAGATATACCACATGAATTCTTTGGTCTATCTATGGCAGACTTCACTAGAAGTAGTACTCTTGCTAGTACTGCTATACTAAGAGGTTTTGTTGAGAATACATACTTGACCAATTACAGTCCAAAGCTAGCAGATCCAAATGTCGTGGATTTCAGTGCATTACAAAATATGAAGCCAAAGCAGATTATACCAACTAACGGTAATCCTTCAGCGGCAGTAGCAGCACTACCTCCAGAGACTATTTCAACAGGTACAGTTCCGTTGCTAGAGCACCTTCAAATGATAAAGGAGCAGGCAACAGGAATGTCAAAAGCTGCACAGGGTTTAAACGATACTCTCTACGTTTCTGGAAACTCTGAACAGAAGCTTTCAGCTGTTCAATCAGCTGCTCAAAAGAGAATCCAGCATATCGGGCGTAGATTTGCTGAAACTGGATTTAAGCATTTAATTAGTGGTATATATGAGACCATGGTTAAAAGCATGAAGGGGAAGCAGAAGTATTATTACAATGGTGTCTATAGCACTGTTGATATGGCTACCCTACCTAAACAGATGGATGTTGAAGTATTCTTAGATATTGGTGAGAATAGCAATAGTACAAAAATACAAAAGCTTGGTAAGATCGGATCAGAGATATTACCTGCATTAAATCAGCAAGGCATGGGTCTTGTGATTAAACCAGAAGCTGCAGCAGTACTTGCTACACAACTTATAGAGTCAATGCAGATGGATAGTAACGACTATCTTGAAGACTATATGACAGATGAGTTTAAGCAGAAAGCCGCAGAAGAAATGCAAAAGAATTCTGAAGTACAGAATCAAGCTGAACAATTAAAGAACCGTAAGCTAGAAGCAGATGCATCACTTGCAGAAGCAAATGTAGCTTACACTGATGCTCAAAGTAAGAATACTATGGATGATAACTCTAAACAGTTAGCAGTGTCTATAGATAAACATTTCCAAGAGTGGGCAGACCTAGCCATCAAGGCTACTAAAGAAGGAGCAGAGTTACCGCCTCATCCTGATTACTCAAATATAATCATGATGGCAAGAGAACTATTAAACCCTAGTCCACCTCCTATGGAGCAAGGACAAGAGCCAATGATGGAACAACCACAGGAGGTTATTTAAATGGCAACAGTAACAATTAACGCAACAGGTACAGGTGCTGCACAATCAGGCACAGTAACAACAGCTGCAGGTGCAGGTGATGGTATCATATTAATCGCTAATGATAGTGATTCTGCTATCACATTTGATGTAGCAACTGCAGGTACAGTCGTACAATCAGGCGTACAACTACAAGCTAAAGAGTTTAAAAAGATAACAGGTTTAAATAATGGTGCACAAACACTTGTAAACCTAACAACTGCACACGGAACAGTCGCTCAAAGCGGTGATGTTGTGTACAACTATCTCATAGCTTAAAAATGGATAAGTATAGGCAGACAGCTGAGAAGAGGCTGGGCAATACTAAATCATACGGACATCACAAAGTTCACCCTGATGAGTTAGCAAGACAGGCACATGTAAAAGGTCATTTTGCTTCTCAAGAAAGGGAGAACTTCTTTGATGAAGTATACGGTGAAGTTCTTGTAGACTACTTTTTAGAGTGGCTTAAGACTGAATCGCATGAAACTAAAACTCGTGAGTTCCTCTACTCTTCGGCAATGGCACTAGGTAGTGTCAAAGCGAAAATGATAGGCTTCGAGATGTACGGTAAAAACGTACCACATATACAGGAGGACAAAGATGTATGAAATAAATTATGAACAATTACTGACTAACTACAATCAAATGATAAATACACTTGAGTATGACTCAATGCGTAGTGGCGGTAAAGCTAAACTCAATGCAGATACTTTAAATAGTCTATATACTATGAAAGCTATGTATGAGAAAAAGATTAAACCTGCCGAAAAGGAGGTAAATAAGAATGGAAAATAATACCGAAGCAACAGTAGACTCTACCCAACCAGATGACTCTATAGCAACGGATAGTCGAACAGAAGAACAACTGCTGGCTGACATTGTAGCGAACTCCGAGTTCACTGAATCTCTACCCAATGAGCAAGACGTTCCTGAGTTAGACACGGAAGAAACTGCGGAAGACCCAGATGCAGAAGAATCCGAAAACGAAGAAGTTGAAGAAGAAGTCGAGACCGAAGAAGAAGAAGCAACGGATGAGGATGATACGTCTACCCAAGAATCCGAAGTGTACGCTACAGAAGACTTAGACTTAGATGCAAAGGTGTCCATCAAAATAGATGGTAAAGACACTGAAGTATCGTTTAGTGACCTTATAAAAGGTTACTCTACTGAACAACATCTTTCTAATGAGGGTCGAAAACTTGGCGATGCAAGAAAACAACTTGATGAAGAGTACGAAAAGAAGTTTAAAGAAATAAACGATCTTGGACAGGCTTCTTCAGCGGTGTTGTAT